GTAGGAAACGTAAATATCACTGTAAACAGCTTCTTTGATGTAATGGTACGTCAGGCAAAAGCATTCAGTGTAGTAAAAGACTGGGATTTATCAGCATAAACCTAAGTGCTAGTTAATTGATGTTCAAAAGGCCTTTTGTGTAGGCAAAAGGCCTTTTTTTAAAAAAAGAAGACCATGGCAAACAAAAAAACAGAAGACTTAGATAGCCTATTAAAGCAGCGCAAAGAGCTCAACCAACAATTAAAGGATTTGCCAGCAAAGGCAACTAAGCGACAAAAAAACGCAATCCAAAAAAAGATAGACGCAATAGACAAAGCTCTAGACCGTCACAAAGAAGAAAGCACTGCCCAAGGCGTTTTAAAAATTCAGTTCTTAAAATCACCAACAGGTAGATTTGGCTTAGGCTATGCCATAGGAGAAACAGGCGAAGTAGAAGCAGGCCTAGCACAAAAATGTGTAGATGCAGGCTATGCCAAACACGTATAACAATGGAGTTAACAAACCAAGTAACAAGTCCGGTAAACCCACCAACAGACAGTGTGCTAACATTGGCAGAATGTAAGGAGCATCTAGAGATAGAAAGCACCTATACAGAAGACGATACTAAGATAGCACGCTTCTTAAAAGGCGCAATAAAAGCAGCAGAAAATTATATTAATGGCCACATCTTTAACAAAACGGTGACCCTTACCTACGATGCTTTAGACAGCCTTAATGTGGTCTTTGAGGTGTTTCCGGTGCGTAGCGTTACCAGTGTTGGGTATTACAAAGAAGGAGAAGACACGCGCACAACCATAGACCCAGCAGACTATTATTTGGTAAACCAAAATCTAAGGGTGCAAAAAATAGTCTTTAAGGAGCTGCCAACAGATGTAGCAGAGCGTAGTGATGCCCTACAAATAGAATTGAGCGCAGGCTTTGCAGATGCCGCAAGTGTGCCAGAAGATATAAAAGATGCCGTATTGTTAAAGATAGGTGAACGTTTTGAAAGACGGGAAGATAGAAAAGGCGTACACGGCACAGCCTCAGAAGCATTATTAAGACCATACCGAAAATATGTATAAATGGAAAAACCGCCTTACATAGGCCAGTTAGAGTACCCAATAAAAGTACAACGAGAGGTAAAGACCGTAAGCCTTACAGGAGAAGAGCGCGTAAGCTCTTATGAAACAATAGCAAACCTAAAGGCACAGCTAAACAGGCAAAGCGGTAATGACGAAGTAGATGGCAAGCTGCGCAACCTTATAGTCTTATATAGTAAGGTTTAGGCCAGAGCTTTTGCAAGACACGGACACGCTCTATGTAGAAGATAGGGATGAGCAGTACAGGGTGTACCACGTGAAAGAAGTGGTGCGCCGCAGGTTCTTAGAAATATTGGTAACTAAGTATGACTAGACAAAGTGTAGAGATACAAGTAGAGGGCTTTTCAGAATTAAGGCAAAAAATAAAGCGCCTTGGTAATGATAAGACCAAACGAAAAGAAGTTAATAAAATACTTGGGCAATTGGCAAATCCAACTCTAAAGGCAGCAAGAAACCTTGCGCCAGTAGGAGATGGCACCATAAAGGTTAAGGGCAAACGCTACAGGCGAAAAAAGCGCCAAATAGGTAAGATAGTCTACCAAGACCCTTACCAAGCAGGGCAAGGTAAAAAGTCTATAGCCAAAAAAACAATGACGCGCTCTAGCATACCAATGGTAACCATAAGCCCAAGAAGCAGAAAATCTGCAGACGGCTTTTACTTAAGGCAGTTTGTAATACCAGGCACTAAGTACATAAAGCGTAAAAACTTTTTCTTAGATAAAGCCTACAAACAAACCAAAGGCAATGTAACAGCAAAAGCAGAACGTAGAATGGCAAAGTATTTTCAAAAACAGATAAATAGGCTCAGTTAATGGAAGAGATTTCAAAACTCATATACAGCTTTTTTACAACCGCTACGGAGTTCACGGATTTTGTAGGCACCAAGCTTTATCCTGTAGTGGGCAATGTAGAAACAGAAGTGCCCTTTGCAGTGTACCGTATAAGTCAGCAGCAAGGCATTACAAAAGACATGAGCCAGTTCAGTGTAAACCTAACCGGTTACTTTGAGCCAAATGAATACGATACCTGTGTGCAGTTTTCAGATGCGGTTACCAATTTGGTAAAAAACAGCACCTATAGCTGGGTATCTAGCGAGGTAAATTTTATAGAAGATAACCAAAGTTTTTCCGCAACGGTAAACTTTATAATAGAAAAATAGTAACGTAAAATAACACAATCATGGCAGCAGGAGACATCCTTAAAGGCAAAGACCTTAGAATAACACTTATTGATGGTACAATCTACCACGCAACCGAGTGTTCTATTACATCAACAAGAAACTTTGATGAAGTAGCAACAAAAGACACTAACGGAAACATTACAACACCAGACACCTATAGCTGGTCCTTAAACGCAAGCGGCTTGGTAGCAAACAAACCAGGCGTATCCTCACAAAAGGATATTCACGATTTATGGACAGAGCACCTAGCGGCAAACTTGGTGGCCGTAGAGTTTACCACAACAGAAACAGGAGACATTACCCTTAGCGGTAACGCCTATGTAGAATCTGTAGAAATGACAGCCGCAACAGAAGGCAGGGCAACATACACGGCAACCCTAAAAGGAGATGGCGACCTTACCCAAGGTACCGTAGTCTAAACTTACATTTTTGGTTGGTTGGCGCATGGTCTCCATGATTGGGTATGGCTGTGCGCTTCCAACTAAAATAAAACCAGCTAAAAGATGAATATTACAATAGAAAACAAAAAATACAACCTAGAGTTTGGCTTTGGGTTCCTTAGAAAATTTGGCGAGCGCAGAGGCTTTACCTCTTACCAAGACACTATAAAGTACATTGTAGGCCAGTCTAAATCTTTTGATAACCTAGACTTTGAGCAAGAAGACATGCTGCAAGATATTATCTACTGCGCAGCACTACAGGCAAAAGATAAAAATGCAGAAAACCTCCTAGAAATAGATGTGCTCAACTTTATGCTTAAAGACACCAAAGGCTTTAATAGCATTATAGAAGAGCTGGCAAAAAGCCTACCGCAAGACAAAGCACAAAAGCCGGGAAAGAGACAGCCTCGCAAAACAGCGAGGAAATAAAGCAGACCTGGGATGATTTAGAAGCCTTGGCCTGTGGGCAAATGGAGTTAAATATAAACTACTTCTACAGCCTTACGCCCAGGCAGTTCTATAACATACAAAAAGGATGGCACCAAAGAAGAGATGCAGAAAGCAAGGAGCGTATCTTATTAACCAGAAAAGGATGCAGAAAGCAAGGAGCGTATCTTATTAACCAGAAAAGTAATGTATGCCGCTTTGGCACCATGGGTTAAGAACGCCACGGAAGACACTATATGGAAACTAGACTTTTTAAACCAAACAGCAGAAACCACTGATATTGCCTTAGAAGATATAAATGCAGTAGAAAAACGCTGGCAGCAGCGCGACCAAAAGCAATATGTAAAAAAGCGCCTTACCTCTATAAATGATGTGTTACAACTACAAAAGCCCACTTAACGGTGGGTTTTTTATGTAATTGTATAAAATTATATAAAGTTTTGTATATTTGACTTCATTCACATTGTTTGTTGCAAGTTAAAATATTTTTTGTATGTTTGTAGAGCAAGAATGTTTTAGGAGAAATCCGAAACAATTTATTTACGATAAGAGCTTACCCAAGGGTAACAACTCTGAAAGGATTGTTAGTCTGTTCCTAGAACATTCTTGCAACCCTAAAGGTAAGCTCGCATACAAAAACTTTTTGACAATGCAAGAAAAAAAGAATTTTGTAAGTGAGATAAGTGTATCTTATTCGCCTACCTACAAAAGAAAAATTAAAATAACTGATGTTTATTCTGCAGAAAAAACACTTCGCAAGATGTGGGATGCACAGTTAATGAACATTCAAGAGCAATTTTGCGTACTCTTTCTTAATAACGCAAATGAAGTCGTAGGATTTCGCTGTTTAAGTACAGGAAGCCTAACAGCAAGCGTAGTAGATTTTAGAATACTATTTGGTTTAGCTTGCAAATCTCTTTCAAGTGCCATAATTATAGCGCACAATCACCCAAGTGGTACATTAAAAGCTTCTAAAGCTGATATTGATATAACGCACAAAATTAAACGTGCTGGCCAAATGCTAGATATTAACCTACTGGACCACGTAATACTTACCGATAAATCTTTTGTTTCACTTGCTCAACAGGGCGT